ATGGCACTGGACAGCGAGTGGTTGTTCAAGGCGCGTGATGCGCAATTACCACCGTCTGGCCACTGGCGGACATGGCTTATTCTGGGTGGTCGCGGATCGGGGAAAACGCGGGCAGGGGCCGAATGGGTATCGGGAATGGCATTGGGGCTTGCGCCATTTTCTTCGCGACATTGCGGGCATATTGCACTGGTGGGCGAAACTTTTGCCGATGCCCGTGAGGTCATGGTGGATGGTCCCTCCGGCATATTGTCGGTCTCACGATTGTCGCGGCCACGCTATGAGGCGACACGGCGGCGACTGCTCTGGGATAATGGCGCTGTGGCGTCACTTTATACGTCGGAAGATCCAGACGGGTTACGTGGACCGCAGTTTGATGCCGCATGGTGTGACGAACTGGCAAAGTGGAAAAACCCGCAAGCCACATGGGATATGTTGCAGTTTGGTCTGCGATTGGGGAGCTTTCCGCGTCAGGTGGTGACGACAACCCCTCGCGCGGTTCCATTGCTGAAATCATTGATGACCGACAATTCGGTTGCGATGACGCATATGCGAACATCAGAGAATGCCGAGCACCTCGCCAGCGGCTTTATTGAAACGATCAATCAGCGTTATGCGGGTACGCGGCTCGGACGACAGGAACTCGACGGCGAATTGATTGAAGAACGCGCAGGAGCCTTGTGGTCGCGTGAGCGGATTGAGCAATGTTTTGAACAGTCTGCTCCTGAGCTGATCCGTATCCTCGTGGCGATCGATCCGCCTGCCTCATCGGGTAAGTCATCGGACGCATGCGGCATTGTCGTGGCGGGTATCGACGAAAATGGCATTGCGCATGTGCTGGCGGATGAAAGCATGAGCATGGCTAAGCCGCATCAATGGGCGCGGCGTGCAATTGCGCTTTATCATGAATATGAGGCTGACGCGGTGCTGGCCGAAGTTAATCAGGGCGGCGAAATGGTTGCGGCGGTTCTGGCCGCAGAAGATGCAACGGTTCCCGTGCTGATGCGGCATGCATCGCGGGGCAAATGGCTTCGCGCCGAGCCGGTGGCCGCCCTTTATGAGCAGGGGCGTGTTCGTCATGCGGGGCGGTTTACAGCACTTGAAGATGAAATGTGTGATTTCGCGCCGGAAGGTCTTTCGACGGGCCGTTCGCCGGATCGTCTTGATGCGATGGTCTGGGCGCTGACAGAACTGATGCATGGTGCCGATCGAAAGCCGCGTATCCGGCGTTTCGGATAATTTTTACAATCATTGGAGAGCCGATATATGGCGTGGAACTGGCCGTGGCGCAAAGCTGCCGCGAACGCACCCTCATATGCTGATGCGGGGCGCGAGAAAAAGAGCGCGCAAGGTTTTGTCGCCCTGCATATGGAGCGTGGGCCGTCATGGATTGCCCGGGATTATACTTCGCTCGCGCGTGAGGGCTTCATGCGAAATCCGGTTGCGCATCGCTGTGTGCGCCTGATCGCGGAAGCGGCCAGCAATGTGCCGTGGCTGCTTTATGAGGGCACGACCGAGCATGAAACACACCCGCTGCTCGATCTTATTGCGCAGCCGCAAGGTGGGTTGGATAGCAGCAGCTTCTTTGAGCGGCTTTACGGACACTTGCTGATTTCGGGCAATGCTTATGTGGAGCGTGTCGATCTTCCGAGCGGACGCAGCGAGTTGCATCTTTTGCGGCCTGAAAGGGTGACGCTTGAAACATCGAGCGATGGTTGGCCGCAATCGCTGGTCTATCGCTCAGCCAATACGAGCCGTGTTGTCTCGCTTGCGGGTGCGGCTTCCGCTGGTTTACATCTGAAATTATTTCATCCGCTGGATGATCATTATGGATTTCCGCCCCTTGAAGCAGCCCTAATGGCGCTTGATCTGCACAATGCGGCTGGTGCCTGGAACAAGGCTTTGCTTGATAATTCTGCGCGTCCTTCTGGTGCATTGGTCTATGCGCCGAAAGATGGTGGCAACCTCACAGAAGAGCAATTCGACCGGCTCAAAACCGAGCTTGAAGAAGGCTACACAGGGGCCTCTGGTGCCGGACGTCCGCTGCTACTCGAAGGTGGGCTGGACTGGAAAGCGATGGGTTACAGCCCGCAGGATATGGATTTCATCGAGGCGAAGAATGGTGCTGCTCGCGATATTGCACTGGCATTTGGTGTGCCGCCGATGCTGCTCGGCATTCCAGGCGACAATACTTACGCCAATTACGCAGAGGCCAATCGCGCCTTTTATCGCCTGACTGTGCTGCCGCTGATCAACCGCACGGCAAAGGCTTTCGGGTGCTGGTTGGGGCCGATTTTCGGCAGCGAGCTCAGGCTTGAGCATGACACGGATCGCATCGAAGGCCTGTCGGTGGAACGTGAATCTTTATGGCGGCGCGTCTCTGATGCCTCATTCTTAAGTGACGATGAAAAACGCGATGCGGTTGGCTACCAGCCACGCGCAGAAAGGAGAGTGCCATGAGTAATCTGAGTGAAACCGTGATGACGTCCGATGCTACACTGGTGTGGTTCGCGAAGATTGCCGGGGCGGTCGCCGGTTCTGCCGTGTCGCTTGCTTATATGTTGCCAAATGGCAAGCGTGAGGCTGGTATTCGTTTTGCTGTCGGCATTATCTGCGGCATGGTTTTTGGCGGTGCAGCGGGCGTGAAAATTGCCGAAACACTGTCACTTGAACCGCTGCTTGGTCGTGCCGAGGTGATGCTGATGGGCGCAACCGCTGCAAGTCTTGCCGCATGGTCGGTGCTTGGCATTCTCAAGCGTTTTGCCGAACGCATGAAACATGCACCGCTTCCCGGTCTCCCACCTTTGCAAAGGAGCCGGAATGATAAAGCTTGAAACCAAGCGCGCATCATTGGCGCTCGAAGAGATCGAAATCGACGGCAGTTTTTCAGGCTATGCCAGTGTGTTCGGCTTAGCTGATCTTGGAAATGATGTGATCGAAAAAGGCGCTTTTGCAAAGTCGCTTGCATCCCGAAAATCTTCTGGAGTGCGTATGCTCTGGCAGCATGATGCGGCTGAGCCGATTGGCGTCTGGACGGATGTTCGTGAGGATGCACGCGGTCTTTATGTCGAGGGCAGACTTGCCAAAGGTGTTGCACGCGCTCGCGAAGCACTGGAACTGATGCGGGCTGGTGGACTGGATGGTTTGTCGATTGGCTTTCGCACCATCAAAGCACGCAATGATGCGCGCACAGGGCTACGACATATAACCGAGGCCGACCTTTGGGAAATTTCTGTGGTCACGTTTCCGATGCTGCCACAGGCGCGGATCAATAATCTCAAGGCGGATTTGCCGACAGTCAGAGAGTTTGAACGCTGGCTCACGCGGGATGCGGGGCTGAGCCGTTCTGCTGCACGTCTGGTTATAGCCAAAGGCTATTCAGCGCTTGCAGCCTTACAGGGCCAGGACGGGCGGGACGCTTTCCGGGCTGATGATGCAGCGCTTGCGCAGCGTATGCGCGCCGCCTGCAAGATGATGTCACTTAACTAATCAGGATCAAAAATGGAAAAAAATCATGCAATCCCGCTCGAAACCAAGAGTGTGGAAACGAAGGCGCTTGGGAACAACGGCGATGTGTCGGAAGCTTTTGACGAATTCATGACTGCTTTCTCGGCTTTTCGTGAAGCCAATGATGAGCGTCTGAAAAAGGTCGAAAAAAGTGCCGATGTCGATGTGCTGCTGCGCGACAAGGTTGATCGTATCAATCGTGCACTCGACGAACAGAAGCAGGCGCTTGACCAGTATGTGCTGAAAAGCGCGCGCCCGCAGCTTGGCAAGGGTAATGCTATCGTTGATGTCGAGCATAAACAGGCTTTTGACGGCTATGTTCGCCGTGGCGACGAACAGGCTCTGCGCGGCGTTGAGCAGAAGGCGCATTCCTATGCATCCGGCCCTGATGGTGGCTATCTGGTGCCAGCGGAACTTGAAACCGAAATTGGTCGTCGTCTGGCCGTACTCTCGCCGATCCGTGGCATTTCCAGTGTCCGTCAGGTTTCCGGTGCGGTGCTGAAAAAGCCGTTTTCGGTGAGTGGTCCGGCAACGGGCTGGGTCGGTGAAACCGATGCACGTCCACAGACAGCTTCAGCAAAGCTCGCGGAACTCCAGTTTCCGACCATGGAAATCTACGCCATGCCCGCGGCAACAGCCTCACTGCTCGACGATGCAGCCGTGAATGTGGAGCAGTGGATTGCCGAAGAAGTGGAAGCAGCCTTTGCCGAGCAGGAAGGTGCTGCATTCATCACCGGCAATGGTCTCAATAAACCGATGGGTTTTTTGAGCTACAGCACGGTTGAGGATGCAAGCTGGGAGTGGGGCAAGATCGGCCATATTGAAACGGGTGTTGCGGGAGCGCTACCTGCTGCCGATCCATCCGATAAGCTTATCGAACTCATTTATGCGTTGAAGGCTGGGTATCGCCAGAACGCCAATTTCGTGATGAACCGCAAGACCCAGAGCGTACTTCGTAAGCTCAAAGATGCCGATGGTAATTACCTCTGGCAGCCGCCAGCGGCTGTTGGTGAAAAGGCATCGCTGATGGGCTTTGGTCTGGTGGAAGCCGAACACATGCCAGACATTGCAGCCGACGGAACGCCGATTGCTTTTGGTGATTTCGAGCGCGGCTATCTGGTGGTGGATCGCATCGGTGTACGCGTGTTGCGCGATCCATATTCTGCAAAGCCATATGTCCTGTTCTACACCACCAAGCGCGTGGGCGGCGGTGTGCAGGATTTTGATGCGATCAAGCTTCTGAAGTTTGCCGCCTGATTTTTTGCAATGCCGCTACATGATCTACCTGCCGGTTTTGGCAGCTAGATTCAATTTGCGAACGCGTTGAATCTCTTTCTGGGGTGCCATGCGTAACTATCTGATTTGAGAGTTATTTAAGGGGAAAATACATGACAATGTTTCTTGTCACGCCGCCGGCGCTGGAGCCGGTGACGATTGCAGATGCACGCGCATTTTTAAGAATTTCGACCGAAAGCGAAGACGAGGTTTTGCGCCGTATCATCAAAACAGCGCGCGAAATGGTCGAGGCAGATACAGGGTTAGCTTTGGTTGATCAAACATGGCGTCTGCGCGTCGATCGGTGGCCGCGTTCAGGTCGTCTGGCGCTGTTCAAATATCCGGTCAAAGTGGTCACGTCCGTTGTCGCATATCGTCCCGATGGCAGCGCGATCAGCATGGAGCCAGAAGAGTTCATGCTCCAGCATGGACGTCGTCCGCAGCGTGTCTACATGGCACAATACCCTGATGCGCAGACCTTCTGCGGTCTGGAGATCGACTTCATTGCGGGCTTCGGTGAAACCGGGGTGGAAGTGCCGGATGCGCTCAAGCAAGCGATCCTGACACTGACTGCATATCTCTACGAAAACCGTGCCGGTCTTGCTGAATCAAAAGCAGAACTGCCAGCCATGGTTGGACAGATGGTCGATAGCTGGCGGCGCATATCTCTATGAACAATGTCCTGTTTATTGATCCGGGGCAGCTCACAGCCGAGCTGGCCCTCGAATCCATGCAGCCAGTTGCTGATGGCATGGGTGGTTATCGAGAGACATGGTCCGAAATTGGAACAGTGTGGGGGCGCATTGAGCCTGTCTCCATCAGTCAACGGGACTTTGGCATTCGCCCGCGCCCGGAAATAACTCATCGTATTCTCGTGCGTTATCGAGACGACATTTCCTCGGACAAACGCTTTCGCAAAAGCGGGCGTATTTTTGTGCTGCGCGCGGTTCACGATGCGGATGAACGGGGGCGGTATCTCATCTGTTTGGCAGTCGAGGAGGGGCGATGAATGTCACGATGAAACTCACCTTCGACGGTCTCATTCGCGCTTTGCGGTTCCAGCAAACGGCGATGCGGGAAGATATTTCTCTCGGGCGGTTGGGCGCCCGACATGAGCGTGAAAAATCAAGCGGGGATCAGAATGAAGAATGGCGCGGCAGCATTGCAGAAAGCACTTTATGACGCCTTGAAGAACGACGAAGAACTCATTGAAACACTTGGCGGCGAGCATGTTTATGATCACGTCCCGCCAAAAACGGCTTTTCCTTACATTACGCTGGGTGAAACGCTTAGCAAGGACTGGAACACGGCAAGCGAACGAGGCGGCGAGCATTTCCTCAATATCCAGATATGGGCGCGCGAAGCAGGGCGCAAACGTGTGCTCGACATTGCCGGACGCATCGCGACACGGCTCGACGAAGAACCGCTCGATTTGGATGGTCATCGCGTCATTAATCTGATGCTGACCGAAGTTCTGGCGCGCAACACAGACGGGTTTGGCAGCTATCTCGGCACCATGCGCTATCGCGCCGTGACAGAACCCGCCAACTAATACTGGAGCAAAACATGACAGCTCAACGCGGCAAGGATATCTTGCTAAAAATTGCGCACGGCACAGGGCAGTTTGAAACCTGCGCTGGTCTGCGCACCAAACGTATCGCTTTCAACACTGAGACCGTCGATGTGACTGATGCAGATGCTGCCGGTCGCTGGCGGCAATTGCTGGCAGGCAGTGGCGTTCAGCGCGCTTCCGTCAGCGGATCCGGCATCTTCAAGGATGCCGTGTCGGATGCGCTGATCCGTAGCGTCTTCTTCAGTGGCGAAATTCGTGAATGGCAGATTGTGTTGCCGGATTTTGGAACGATCACTGGAGCGTTTCAAATAGTTGCGCTGGAATATGGCGGCAATCACGATGCGGAAGTAACCTTTGAAATTGCACTTGAATCCGCAGGGCTGATCACCTTTGGGGAAGCGCCATGATGGTCAATCGCCATCGCGGCGAGGTTGCGGCAAAACTTGATGGACGCGACTGGACTCTCTGCCTGACGCTGGGTGCGCTGGCACAGCTTGAGTCTGCTTTTGAGGCAGACAACCTTTCCGATTTGATTACACGCTTTTCCACCGGCAAACTTTCGGCCTTCGATATGCAACGCATTATCTGCGCGGGCCTGCACGGTGGAGGGCATGATGTGCCGCTTGAAGACGTGGCCGAAATGCGGGCGGATGGTGGTGCAAGCGGTTATGCGCGCATTGTTTCAGCGCTGCTCACCGCCACCTTTGGAACCGCAGAAAGCGATTCTCCTTCAAACCCTTAAGTGCCGCAGTTGAATCATCTCCTTCACGTCAGCCTTTTCCGTGGGAAGAGGTGATGCGTGCAGGTTTTGGTTTGCTGCGGCTTTCCTCAAAAGACTTTTGGGCCATGACCCCACGCGAGCTCGGCGCTGTACTCGGCCCCGTATCGCAGAGCAAAAACGCTCCTTCGCGCGCGACACTCGACGCGCTGATGCATGCCTTTCCCGACAGGTGATTAAACATGACAGATGAAACTGTAACCGTTTCCGTTGAGGCGGATACTAGCGCTTTTGATCGTGCATTGACCGATCTTGAAAAGCGCTCGTCAAGCTTTGGAACGAGCCTAACGACTGCCCTTAAAAGTGCAGTCGTTTCCGGCAAAGGATTGGAGGATGTGCTGCGCGGACTTGCAAGCAGTCTGGCAGGATCGGCGCTGTCAGCCGGTCTTCAGCCGCTACAAAGTCTCAGCTCTTCGTTGATGACGAGTGTATTGGGGGGCATCCGGGGCATCATGCCTTTCGCAAAAGGTGGTGTGGTCTCAAGCCCCACTTATTTTGGCATGGGTAACGGCTCGCTGGGCTTGACGGGTGAAGCGGGTGCGGAAGCGATCCTTCCGCTGGCGCGTGGTGCCGATGGCAGGCTGGGCGTGGCAACGGGTGGCGGTGGGGCTAAGCCAGTTCAGGTTGTCTTCAATATGACATCGCCTGACGCATCTTCCTTCCGGAAGTCAGAAGCGCAGCTTTCCACCATGCTTGCCGGTGCGGTACGTCGCGGCGCACGGAGGATGTGAGATGGAAGCCTTTCACGATGTCCGTTTTCCGCTCGGTGTATCTTTTGGGTCTACAACTGGAACCGAATGGCGCAACGAAATTGTCACGCTCACATCAGGTATGGAAAAACGCAATGCACGCTGGGCGCATTCACGCAGGCATTTCGATGCAGGCACAGGCTTGCGTTCGCTGGATGATCTGAAAACCGTGCTTGCTTTTTTTGAGGCTCGACGTGGATCATTGCATGCCTTCCTCTTCCGCGACCCGTTTGATTTTTCCTCGGCAAATGGAACTGCTGCACCCTCACATGATGATCAGCTCATTGGAACCGGCGACGGTGTCACAACGCGCTTTCAGCTTGCCAAACAATATGAGACTTACAGCCGCCCGGTCACACGTCCCGTCGTGGGGTCAGTGCTGATTGGCATTGATGGTGTGAGGCTTAATGCGGGTGAGGCTTATACACTCGATCATGCCACGGGAGCCGTAGTCTTTACGCCAGCTTATGTGCCTTCCGGGGGCGCTCAGGTGACGGCTGGCTTTTTGTTCGATGTGCCGGTGCGCTTCGACACAGATCGTCTGACGGCCAGCATTGCCTCCTTTCAGGCGGGTGAAATTCCTTCCATTCCGATTATTGAGGTCAAGGCATGATCCCTGTTCCCGCGCAACTTGAATCACATCTGAAGGGTGAAGTGACAAGCCATTGCTTTGCATGGCTTATCAGACGTTCCGATCAGGTGGTCATGGGCTTTACGGACCACGATCAGACGCTTGATCTCGATAGGGTTTCCTGCGAACCGTTGACTGGTCTTAACAGCAGTGAAGCCACGACGACGCTTGGCCTTGCAATCGCCGGTGGCGACGTGGAGGGCGTGTTGTCCTCTTCACGTATCAGCGAAACAGATATTGAGCAGGGACGCTTCGATGGCGCCGTGGTCGAGAGTTATCTCGCCAATTGGAATGCGCCGGGTCAGCATATGCTTTTGCGGCGCTGGACGGTGGGTGCGATCACGCGTTCAGTTGGTCGTTTTGTGATGGAGCTGAAGGGCGCTGCGGCGGCCTTTGATGCTGTCTGCGGCAGGCGTGTTCTGCGCCAATGTGATGCCGTGCTGGGTGACAAGCGCTGCGGCGTTAACATCAGCGATCCGCGCTTCGTTGCGAATGGTTCTGTGGCAAGCGCTGAGGGTGCTATGCTGAGCGTTGCGGGTCTTGAAGGTTTTGCCAGCGGCTGGTTTACGCAGGGACGGCTCACATGGACAAGTGGCGACAATCAGGGCGCATCGGTGCGCGTTGTAGTGCATAGCAGCAACAATCTGAGCCTTACAGAGCCACCGGTGCTGGCTGCAAAGCCGGGCGATACGTTTCATCTCGTTGCCGGATGCGACAAAAGCTTTGCCACCTGTAAGGCGAAGTTTACCAATGGATTGAATTTTCGCGGCTTCCCGCATCTCCCCGGAAATGATGCTGCCTTTGCCTACGTCAGCGGTGGCAACGAATATGATGGGAGTGCGCTGGTCCCATGATTGCTGACAGAGTTTTGAGCGAAACTGAGCGCTGGATTGGTACACCTTACCGGCATGGCGCTTCCACGCGCGGCATAAGCTGTGATTGTCTGGGGCTGGTGCGTGGTATCTGGCGTGCGCTTTATGGCGTTGAGCCAGAGACCTTCGCTGCCTATGCGCCTGACTGGGCCGAGGCAGCGATGGGCGAACCGTTGTTGGAGGCTGCATCCCGGCACATGCAGAAACGGATTAAAGACGATCCGCAGCCGGGCGATCTGCTTATCTTCCGCTGGCGCTCCGATGTTGCTGCGAAGCACCTTGGCATCATGGCGCGCGAGAACCGCTTTATCCATGCCTATGAGGGGCATCGCGTCATGTCTTCGGCACTGGTGCCGCAATGGCGCAAGCGTATTGCCGGAATTTTTATTTTCCCTGAACCAGAAAGTTAAGCAATGGCGACTGTTGTTCTGCAAGCCGTAGGCGCCGCCGTTGGCGGCATTTTTGGCCCTGTGGGTGCTGCCATTGGCGCAGGCCTTGGCGCTATGGGTGGCTATGCTATCGACACGGCCATCATCAATTCAACCCGTCATATGGAAGGCGCCCGCCTCAATAGCGGCCGCGTTGCAACCGCGGAAGAAGGGGCGGCTTTGCCGTTCGTCTATGGTACAGCGCGGCTTTCGGGCACGTTGATCTGGGCCACACGTTTTGAGGAAAAGAAAACTACAGAGCGGCAGGGTGGCAAGGGTGGACCCAAAGTCACCTCCTATAGCTATTTCGGCAACATGGCCTATGCGATCGCCGAAGGCGAAATCGCTGGTATTCGCCGTGTTTGGGCTGATGGGCAGGAGCTTGATCTCACCGAGATCGAAATGCGTATTTATCATGGCACCAATACACAGCAGCCAGATCCACTGATTGAAGCCAAGCAGGGCACAGGCAATGCTCCCGCCTATCGTGGAACGGCCTATGTGGTTTTCGAGCGCATCCCGCTTGATGTTTATGGTAACAGACTGCCGCAATTCCAGTTTGAGGTTCTGCGCCCGATTGGAAAAGTAGCGCGTGATGTGCGTGCTATAGCGCTTATTCCCGGCTCGACAGAATTTGGTCTGTCACCATCTCCCGTCACCGATCAGCCTTTTCCGGGTGAGCGCCGGACGCTCAACCGCAATGCAAAACGCGGACACAGCGACTGGACCGTCGCGATGGACGAATTGCAGGCACTCTGTCCGCAACTTAAACATGTGGCGATTGTTCTGCCATGGTTTGGCAATGATCTGCGTGCCGGATCATGTCAGATAAGGCCGGGCGTGACACATCAGAGTGCATTGTCGTCCAGCCAGACATGGAAGGTTGAAAACGTCACACGCAGTGGAGCCCATTTGATTTCCACGAGCGGCGAGGGTGCTGCGTATGGTGGTACGCCATCCGATCAGAGCGTGATTGACTCAATCCGCGATGCGAGATCGCGTGGCCTGAAGGTAACATTATATCCTTTCATCATGATGGATATTCCGGCTGATAATCAGTTGCTATCCCCAGATGGCGGAACAGGGCAGTCAGTCTATCCGTGGCGCGGACGTATCACCTGCCACCCTGCTATCGGTGTTGCAGGCTCACCGGATAAGACGGTGGAAGCCGCCAATCAGGTTGCAGCTTTCGTCAATGGAACATGGGGTTACAGGCGTTTTCTGAATCACTGTGCAAGTCTTGCTGTGCAAGCGGGTGGGGTCGATGCATTTCTGCTTGGCTCTGAACTCCGTGGCCTAACCAGCATTCGCGAAAGCCGCGAGAGTTTTCCGTTTGTCACGCATCTTTGTGCGCTTGCCGCTGAAATGCGCACCAAACTTGGAGCCAGCTGCCGCATCAGTTACGGTGCGGACTGGACCGAATATTTTGGTTATCAGGCGCAGGACGGCACGGGTGATCTCTTTTTCAATCTCGACCCGTTATGGGCGCATCCGGCAATCGACGCCATTGGTATCGACAATTATATGCCACTTGCCGATTGGCGCGACAGTGATCTTGATGGTGGCAATCCCGATGGCTTTGAAGGCGCTTATGCCCCTGATGGTTTAAGCAATAATATCGAAGCGGGTGAAGGCTTTGACTGGTATTATGGAAGTCAAGAAGATCGGGAAAAACGTAAACGCACGCCCATTACCGATGGGCTGGAAGGAAAGCCGTGGGTCTATCGTTACAAGGACATTCGTTCGTGGTGGAGCAATCCGCATTATAACCGCGTGGATGGCGCCGAGACTCTGACACCAACGGCATGGGTGCCGCAATCCAAGCCCGTTTGGTTTACCGAACTCGGTTGTCCGGCTGTCGATAAAGGACCAAACCAGCCGAATGTCTTCCCAGATCCGAAATCGTCTGAAAATGCGACGCCTTATTTCTCAAATGGTTCACGCTCGGACATTGCTATGGATCGCTTTTTGCGAGCGCATTATCAGTATTGGCCGGATCATAATCCGGTCTCTCCCGTCTATGACGGGCCGATGCTGGATATGGATCGCATCTATCTTTGGTCGTGGGACACGCGACCGTTCCCGGAATTTCCGCTGAAAGGTGACGTGTGGGGCGACACGCCAAATTGGCGGCTAGGCCATTGGCTCAATGGCCGCTTGAGCGGGATTGCGGTGGATGAACTTATCTCTGCCGTTCTTGCGGATTTCGGTTTGCCCGCTGCCGACTGCTCGGGCGTTGATGGTCATCTAACTGGTTTTGTTATTGGGGAGCCAAGCACGGCGCGCGGTGTACTGGAACCGCTGATGAATGTGTTTGGCATTCATGGATTTGAGCAGGCGGGCCAATTTGTGTTTCGCAGCATTGGTCGCGCGGCTCCTGTTCTTGACGTCGCGGCGACGCTTGTTGAACCGGCCGATGGCGAAGCGCTGACTGCGGTTCTTGAAGATCAGGGCGACTTGCCTTCGGTGGCAGAGCTCTATTGCAACGACCCATTGCGTGAGTTTCAGGTGGTTGGCGCATCGGTGCGGCGCGATACGGGACAAGGCACCGAAAGCCTCAGCTTATCTGGTTCCATGGAAACGGGGCAGGCGAGCGCACTTGCGGAGGCTTGGATGGCGCGCCGCTATGCCGAGCGTCGGACGGCAAGTTTCTCATTGCCATGGTCAGAGGCGGCGCTTCATGTTGGCGACCGGGTGCGACTTGATATGCTGGGCGGTGGCCGTAACTACATCGTTTCCTCTCTGGAAGATGGCGAGGTGCGTGCAGTAAAAGCTGTGGCCCTTGCACCGAATGTTGTTTTTGCAGATAGGGGAGAGACGCCACAGCTTCCTCCAGGTGAGCCGGTTTCGGATATGAAGCCGATTTTCCATCTCATTGATTTGCCGTTATGGCCGGGTGCAGAAGACCCAGCTGGTCAATTCCGCATTGCCGCGCATGCTAAGCCATGGCGAGGGGTGGTGGCCTATGCGTCTCCAACAGGCGACGGTTTTTCTGAGCGCAGCCTCATCACGGAGCGTGCGGTGATGGGTGAACTGACCGCGCCGCTGGCAGGTGGCCCGAGCGGGCGCATCATTGATGCGCAGACAATTGAACTGGCACTCTATTCGGGTGAATTGCAATCAAAGCCCCTCGCTCAAATTCTCAATGGGGCAAATATGGCGATGATCAAATCACCCGATGAAAAATGGGAAGTGATTCAGTTTTTGGAAGCTGAAGAAGTTGGACAAAATCGCTGGCAGTTAAGCAACCTCTTGCGCGGGCAGCTTGGTACTGAATCGGCAGCATGGCTCGAAAAGCCCGCGGGCACTCCATTTGTATTGTTTGACGGCGGCGTTCAGAGCATTGGTCTGACTTCATCTGAAATCGGATTGGAACTTAACTGGCGCATAGGCGCGGCAGGCAAGTCATTCTCGGATGAATATTTCGATACGGTCAAAGCGAATGGTGGCTTGCAGGCATTGAGACCGCTGAGCCCTGTGCATCTCAAGGCTGAACAGCTTGGCAATGGTGATCTGTCTCTCAACTGGATCAGACGTGGGCGGATTGATGCCGATAGCTGGATGGGCGCAGACATTCCGCTTGGCGAGGATAGCGAGAGTTATAATGTGGAAGTCTGGCAGTCAGAAGTGCGCGTGAGGGCTATAGAAGTATCAACTGCATCGTGGATATATCCGACTGCCGCGCGACTTGCTGAGGTTGGAACCAGTCCATTTGAAATTCGGATTGCGATGTTAAGCCCGAGAGTTGGGGCTGGCGAGTTTGCCTCAATCCAAATTCAGAGCAATTCTTAGTATAAGAGGAAATCTCATGACTGATGATAAAGCCTGGTATCTTTCCCGCACTGTCTGGGCCGGACTTGTTGCGTTGTTTCTGTCGCTTGCAGGTGCGTTTGGTCTTGTCAGCGAAACCGTGGATCACGGCGCGCTGACTGATGTATTGCTGCAACTTGCTACCGCAATCGCCGGCCTTGTCGCCATTTTTGGTCGGATAGGGGCAACTTCGCGCATTTCATAATTTTATAAACCGTGATAGCAGAGTTGTTGAATATGCTTGATCCCGGAATATTGACGGATGCTCCGGATGATCTTATGTGTAAAAACAATGGTTTAAATAGTTGCTGTCTTAATATGAGGCATTTGCTATTTTATGTGCTTAATTTCCTTTGTGTCATTCGGCGGAGTGTATCGTTCATGCATCGTTCAGCTGACAGGCGCTATAAAAGGGACATGATGAAACAGAACCCTGCTCTCAAAATTTTCGCGCTTCTGGCCGTTAGCATTGGTCTGTTGCCGGTCAGTGCCGGTGCCCTACCAATTGCGAAGCCTCAGAAGTCAAACGTCTTTGCCGTTGCTGCTGCTGATTGCGCGGCAGTTGGCGAGCAAGTGGCTGCCTCGCAGGGCGGTCAGCTGGCTAAATCAACGCCGACAACGCAAAATGGCCGAGCCATGTGTGTGGTGGTGGTACTTATACCGGGGCGTGACGGCGAACGTCCGCGTCGCGTTGAAGTGGCTGTACCCGCACAATAA